CTTGCAGATGATAGTATTAATTCAGAGCATTATGTAGATGGTTCAATAGACACAGCTCATATTGCAGACTCACAAATTACAGATGCAAAACTTGCTTCAGATTCTGTTACAACTGATAAAATTGCAAATGTAAATGTAACCTCTGCTAAGATTGCAGATTCAGCAATTACAAGTGCAAAAATTGCAGATGGTGCAATTGTTAATGCAGATGTAAATAGTAGTGCTGCTATTGATGCAACAAAAATACATGATGGCACAGTTTCAAATACAGAATTTGGATATTTAAATGGAACAACATCAGCAATACAAACTCAGTTAGATGGTAAATTAACTACATCAAATAATTTATCAGAAGTAACAGCAACTACTGCAAGAAGTAATTTAGGATTAGGTTCAATATCTACACAAGCATCAACAAATGTTTCAATAACTGGTGGAGCTATAAGTGGTTTATCTGATCCAACTACCAATTCAGAAGCTGCTACAAAAAATTATGTAGATCAAGCTGTTGCAGGACTTAGAACTAGAATTGTTGCAGAAGTAGCTACAACTGCAAACGTAGATTTAACTGCTGATTTACAAAATGGCGATACAATAGATGGTGTAACATTAGTTACTGGAGATAGAGTTTTAGTTAAAGATCAAACAGATGCAACTGCAAATGGAGTATATTTAGCTGTAGCTTCAGGCACAGCTTCAAGAGATCCTGAGTATAATACAATACCTGAGTTATCAGGACAGATGGTTGTAGTTAATCAAGGTACAGCAAATGATAATAAAATATTTTTATGTACCACAGATTCTGATGCAACGATTGGTGTAAGCAATATTACATTTACTCAAGTAACTCCTTCTAACACAGGAACAGTTACATCAATAGGAATTGCGGATAGTGGAGCAGGTGAATTTACAGTTTCAAATTCTCCTATAACATCTGCTGGAAATATAAGTTTAGCTTTAAATACTGTTGGAAATTCAAAATTAGGAACTGGAATTGATGCTACTAAGATAGCAGATGGTAGTGTAACAAGTACAGAGTTTCAATATATTAATACTTTATCATCTAATGCTCAAACACAAATAGATGCAAAATTATCAAACATAGTTGAAGATACTACTCCACAATTAGGTGGTCAATTAGATGTTAATGGACAATCTATAGGAGATGGTACTAATGAATTAATTAAATTTTCTGAAACAGGTAGTGCTGTAAATGAATTAACAGTTACTAATGCTGCTACTGGTAATGCACCAGAAATATCTGCAACTGGTAATGATAGTAATATTGATTTAAAATTAACTCCTAAAGGATCAGGTAAATTAAATTTAGATGGAATTAAATTTCCTAATGCAGATGGTTCAGCAGATCAAATTTTAAAAACTGATGGTTCTGGTAATCTTTCTTTTACAGATGTTTCTGGTGGAACTTCATGGCAAGCAGTCAAAACAAGTGGCTTTACTGCGGTTGCAGGTGAAGGATATTTTTGTAATACAACAAGTGCAGCGTTTACAGTTACACTACCAGCAGGAAGTATTGGTAGTACAATAGAATTAGTAGATTATGCTGGAACATTTGCAACAAACAATTTGACAATTTCACCAGATGGAACTGAAAAAATTGAAGGAAATACAGGTAATAGAATTATGGGAACCGATAGAGAAGGTATAAAATTAGTTTATGTAGATGGAACTACAGGTTGGACAGTAGTTACAGCAAGTAGAGAAGAATCAAATCCTTGGTATATCGCACCTTATAGTATTGAATTTTTAGTAGTTGCTGGCGGAGG